TGCTTCTGTGGTCGGATCAACTGTAATCTTCATGTAAATCTCCTTGTTTCTACTAAATTATTATATTAAATCACCCCTGATGTTTATCCTCTGTATTATCACCTCCCCGAGGTTTAGCATCCTTCTTATGTTCTTCTAACCATTCCTTACGACGCAGTGCTTTCTCCTGAGCTTCAATTTCTTCAAAGACATTTTCTGCGTCGGACATTCCAGGAATATATTTTTTCTTATCCATTATTTACTCCCATAAATTTTACTAAAGTCTGCTTCTACCATCTTAGGTAAATCCCTTGAGGTTCTACAACTACGCATGGAGTCTCCAATAGTATTCATTTCATAAGTTGCCTTATCTCCTCGGATAGTCTTCTGCATGTAATACACTTCCTCAAAGTCCTTACCAATCTTACCTGCCATTTGACCATTGATTAAAGGTCGATAGCTAATCTTACCAGTAAGTTCGTCTTTATCAGCTTTCTCATGGCAAATAAAAATTACATTAGCTGGTAATCTTAATAGGGTATTGTTGACCTCTTCATAGTTTGAGAGTAGAGCTCCATATAAAGGTAAGGTCATAGTTGCAGTTCCATTAACAGCCATTAATAATCTGCGGATATGCTCATCCATAGTTGTGTAACTGTCTAGGACAACAGTATTAATCTTTACCTTTGCTCCCTTGTGTTCAACAATACATTTGTCTGCAACAAGCTTCTCAATCATATCAACGAGGTTCATATAACCTAGTGGTCTCTGTACGGTCATCTTCTTCCCAGGTTTCATATCAGAAGTTGCTAGTCTCTTAAGTCCCATAGTTGATAGAGGTTCCTTTAATGCCCATTGGATTAGTTGTCCAGAGTCCATCTTAGACTTTAAGTTAACCATCTTATGTAGTTTGTTGTCGGTGTCTAGATATAGAACTGGACCTGGAGCTGTAGATGCAGCTGTTGTTTTCCCAGAACCCCAGTCGCCTATTAGCAGGCATGAGAAATAGTTCATTTAATTACCTCCAACTTTTTTTCATCTCTAGAGAATAAAGTTAACTCAAATGTAGTGTCTTTTGTTTTAATAATGTAGTTCTTTACGTGCGTTTTCGTTTCCAAATCCATACCCATTCCAAGCTTATGTGACTTCTTTTCTTCTAGTCCTTCTACATCATGTATACTCATAGATATAAGATTCATTATTTATTCTCCTCTTTTGGTTGGGCATAAGGTTCCCATTTACTAACAACATATTCCCTTTCAATAGTTCGTTCATCTGCTCCATACTGACATAGCATTTTGTAGGGGCAGTCATAGTTGTAATAGAAACATGCTTCTTTCTTCTCTGCTTCATAGAACTCATTGTTCTTTTCACACCACAAGATATCCCTAACTATCCTGTTGACATTAAGTTTAAATCTTGCCTTAAGCTCAGGACTACGAGTCACTGGATATCGTACAAAATGATCCTCAGGTTTCTTACTCTTAGCTGTAGGTCTTAAGAGTTCCTTCCAAGGTTCAAGTGCATTGATTAAACATCCCATACATTTTTCACCAGTGAAAGCCTCAGCTGCTAAGATATACCCAGTAACTTGCTTTTCAAGGTCAAACTGTCTGAAGTATGCAGATCTAATAAGCGACGTTGTTTTGTGTTCCATAATCCAAATCTGCCCATCCCAACGGATAGGTAAATCCATTCTTCCACCATACATTATATCCCCAATGGGATATACGAATCCTGCTTCAGGTTTACCAAACACCTCAAAAGGTTCTTTTTCATAAACCTTAGCATAGTTCTCAAGTAGCTTAACACCATTTGCTACTGTTCTTTTGTCATCCCCTTCCCTATCATTATAAGTTTCCTTAAAATTAGCGATAGCTTTTTGCATATTTTTCTCGCTGTACCATATGTCTAGGGCTTCATGGATAGCTCCACCGAACAGTAGTGCATTGGACTTTGTCTTAGTTTGTAGATGTTTTACTGCAAAGTAGTAATATTTCCTACGACACGTTTGGAATGTGTCAATGGTTGTAAAGTCCCAAATTCTTTCACTCATTTCCTATCACCCCCTACTAAATTTAAGATAAGATTTTACAATGTCAGGATATTCCTTTTCCAACTTTGCAAGGTTAATATGATCTGCGTGTTCAATAGCTCTCATCAAAGCTGTTTGAAACCCACCTGCATATGCATATTCTTTTTCCCAATCCTCTTGTAGCATTTTAGTCATTCCTTATCACCTCCTTTTTTGTAAATCTCAGGGATTAGTAAGCTCGCAGGTGAATTACCAGTCCAACTACACCTACACCTTTGCAGAGTATTCGCATACCTGTCAAAAGCAACCACCCAGTATAATCCCCAAGATTAGATTTTATCTCCATCATTTTTTATCTCAACTGGACAGTGTCCGTATTGTTGAAATCTATTATATTTAAGTTTTACGTCACAAGGGTGACAATCTCCAAAATTAGGACAGGGGTAAAAGTCATCAGTTAATTTAACTGTACCTAACATATCCCCAATAGGTGTATTATATTTATATAAATCTGAATGACATCTAAAAACTTTACCATCAGGGGATAATAATAATTCCGAGGGTTTACATATAACATTGGAAGTATAACCCCTAGCAATAGCTCCAGGATATTTATATCTCCCATATAGTTTATGTTTATAAAATCCTAGGAACTCCTTAACCCTGAAATCTATTTTGTAATCGTCACATATATCCTTAACCTTTAGCATAAGTCCTGTCATAGTTGGGTGGTCTGTTGACCATATACCAACGGAATATCCATGTTTATTAAGAGCTATTACAGTTCGTAACATCATTCCAACATCAGTCGTAGGGTGTAAGCTAACTCTTATTGATGCATATTTAGCATTTCTATCAAATTTACTTGGTTTTATCTTGGACATAAATTCATCACTATCAAAAGTCCCATTGGTTAAGAGGTCTACATTTCCATCAGGTATAGAATTAACTATTTCATAGAAACCTGGATGCACTGTGGGTTCACCACCACCTAGGGTAATAGGTAACTTCTTGGTTGCGGGTATTCTAGATAAAGCTTTAATCCAATCCTTAGTATTAAGTGGTCTTGGACAGGTGAGAGCATAAAACCTATTAAGACAATAGTCACAAGACATGTTGCAATCATAGGTAAGATATGCCTCAATGTAGTTATAATGTTTGGGTAACTCTATCTTCTTCATTTTAACTCCTTATTAACTTTTATGTTTACACCTATTAACCCAAGATTATAGTCAAGTTTCTTAATATCATCATTAGTTAATTCAAGTTCAAACCAAGTTCCAGAGCCATTTATGGTATTTCTAATCTCAATCTTTCTCATTGGTATTCTTGCTAAATCGTGGCTCATCCTTAAACCTCACCATACTTATTATATCGTTCTATCAGTAACACTGGTTCATCTTTCTTGTATGCATCCTTATAAAACATAGGAATATGGTCTGGTTCTATAAGGGGAATGGTGAGCATATAGGGTGAGAAGATTTTAGTATAATCTGCCTTATGTTGTAAACCTACATCAAACTTTTTATCTTGATTACCTATGATAGCTCGTATGATAACAGGAAGTTTAACCTTGCCACCACTCATGGCGGGTATCTTACATAGGTGATTGATGATTGCATCTGCAGCTACCAACATAAAGTCCATCCGTTGAAATACAACGATAGGTCTATAGCCCAGAAGGGCTAGTCCCATAGCTGCACCTACTATGAGGTTCTCTGCTATTGGCATTTCAATACATTTCTTAATGGGTACATAGTCCATAGTGCCATATATTCTTCCAGCGTTAATTAAACCTTCACCTATGAATACGGTATCTTTCTGCTCGGATAACCATTCCATTGAATCAATTATATGTTCCTTATAGGTCATTTTTCCTCCTTAAAATAGTGTAAACATTTACTACATCTCTTTGACTTATCCTCTTTATCATTATAAATCAATCTTATATCAAATAGATAACAAAAGTCAAATTGCTTAAATGCACATCCGTTATAACAAAAGTTACCCTTAAAATTTGTTCTATCTCGTATCTCCCTTTCTAAAGGTTTTCTCTTTGGCATTAGACCTCCTTCATTACATAACCCTTACCATGTTTTTTAGTTCTTAATATTTTAGCGATACCAAATCCCATACCTGTATCTTTCCCTTTAATGATAACCTTATGACATTTAGGACAAGACATAACTTGTATAGTAGCGGAACCTGGTTTTACCTTATCTGCGTATAAATGTTTACACTTCATTTTAGCCCTCCAAATCATCTTCTATAACATAATCAAAAGTCTTACCTTTAATTCCAGGTTCTTCACGTAGTTCTAATATATATAACTTACCAAACAGCTTTTTACCAATACAGGTTACTGTCTTATTCCTACTTATATCCATAGAAGTAAAAGTTTTGCGAAAGGGTAAGATTGGTTTTACCCACCAAGGTATTGTTTTTATATATTTATCGTGAAACATTAGAACGTCACCCACTTCCCTACACCTACATGAGGATAAGTAGGAACATAGGAATATCTTAGAACATTTTGAGCATTGATAGGTTGATAATTATGCCATCTTTCAGCTTTAGTACTCTCAACAGCTCTATCATTATCTTCCACAATAAAAGTTAAAGGTAACTTCCTACAATTTGCAAACCTAGCAGCCTCAATAAAATGCCCTGTATCTTCTGTACCATCTCCCACGAAACACCAAACATGAGGACCTCTCTTTTGCCCTTTAAACTTTTTCTTAAGACCGAGGGCAACACCTACAGCTATAGCAGGAGTACCACCTATAATAGCTGAGGTGTAAAAGTGAATACTTGGGTCGTACAGATGCATGCTCCTTCCCTTACCCAAGCACATGCCCTCGTTTTTTCCGTATATTTCTGCTCTTAACTTCTTTAAATCCCCACCCTTAAGTAAATAATGATAGTGACTCCTATGGGTAGAGAATACATAATCTCTATCTTTAATCTGTGTAAATAGGGATATAAGAGTTGCCTCATTACCACCAGACAAATGTAATGGGCATCTTATCTTACCTGCTTCAAATTCTTTAGCAAAGTTTGTTTCAATGTTCTTGAGTTCTTCCTCTGTCCATTTACGCTTCATTTCCACCTCTCCTTCATTTCAATTATAATTGCTTCTTCTTGTTTAATAAAAACTCTTTTATGTCCAGTAGGTAGAGCTTGCCAACCACCATACATTTCAATATAAATGCTCGACTTAAAAAGTATTTTTGCTATTCTATGATCCTCCCCTAAACTTTTTATTACAAGGGCTTTAATTTCTTTTATAGCATCTTGTATTTCATCTTCGTTTGGAGCATCTAATCCACACTCACCCAATATTTCCCTTAATTTATTATGTAACATAGTTTAGCCCCTCCAACCATTTTTAATCAACCCAGCTTCTATAATAGCAAATACCTCATCTGCTCTTTTCTCATCCCGATACCAAAGTCCTAGATAACCTGTATGACAGAGCAGAACCTTAATTGCTTTACCATTACCATTAGATGCAGGATAACAATGCACAGCCGTAATATACTTCTCATTTACAATACATTGTTTGTCATTATCATCAGTTATTTTTAACATCATTGACTCCTGTGTTTGATTTTAAATTCTCTAAACCCTAATTTAGTTAAACGATTGATTTCGTTCTTGTAACTGACTCTCTTCCTATTAAAATCCCTGATTTCTATAGTTGTTCTAGCTACTTCGTCTGGAGTCATACCAGCAGGCAGTTGACCTTCTGGAGCTCTACGTAGGATATTCTCCCTGTTCCATATTTCTATGTTCATCTGCGTTAATCTAATAATAGCACTCAACAACGCACCAGTGAGCTTGAGGTCTAACCCTGCTATAGCTTCAGTTAAATATGTATGTTCCTTATAAGCCTCTTCTTCCCCAAAGAATATCTTTCTACTTAAGATAGTAACTCTATCTACTACATCACCCAAAGATTGCTTTGGTAACTTATTCCAATGTCCGTTCATAAACCTCCTTTCCGTAAGTTCAATTTTTGAATTTACGGGATATCCACTCAGTAATGGCATATATGCCAAAGCATATTCCTACGACTATTATAAAGCATAAACCCATAGCAAGCTGTGCTCCAAACCAGCCCAATCCAACCTCAAATGCAGTTCTTAGAAAATTCATTATAACCTCCTATATAAAGTTAATATGGTCTGGTGGATTAAGATAGTTGTCAATAAAGGCATTAGTGAAGTCGTGCCTGCAACAGCCCTTACATTCCTTATGAACATCGAAATCATACCTCATATGTTTTATGATATCCCAGTAATGTTCACTCTTTAATATTTCCCCTAATGATTGTTTCTTAAGATCACCGTAACAATACCTATCATCACCGAATAAATACCCACATGGGTAACATTTAGAACTTCCACTAATTTGGAATAATAATGGGCAATCTGCACAGTGACTATAAGCTCGTTTCCCTTTGGAATGTATCATACCCCACTTAGCAATGATTTTAGTCTTGAAATTGGATAGTTTCTCTGCCTCATGTAATCTTAGTTGAGTATCAAGATTATCATACCAGTTAAGGTTAAAGGGTTGCATTTCTTTACACCCTGGGTCACTAAATTGTTTAATAACAAAATAATCAACCTTATTCTCTACAGCCCATTTAGCCTCGGGAACAACATAATCTAAACATTGAGGAACAAGCACCATTTGTAAACCAATGGTACACTTATATCCCTTCTTTTCCTTTAACTCTATGGCTTTTTTAATATTAGCCTGCACGCACTTCCACTTGGGAACACCGTGAATGGATTTATATCCCACCTCATCAACAGCCGAGAGGTTGAAGCGTAGCCACGTGCAGGTGGATAATATCGTATCTAATTTTTTCTCATCTAAGAATATCCCATTGGTTGCAATACCCAAATCCAGTCCATTCATATGACCTATTTCACAAGCTTCATATAGAGCTGGATTAAGAGTAGGCTCACCATCACCTGTAACAACTAATGATTTAACTCCCAATAGAGGTGCATCATGGAATAACTTAATTAAAACATCCCTTGGAATTATATCATTGGACATCTTTTGGAATAATCCGTAACAATAAATACACTTTGCATTACATAACTTAGTTGCTCCTATATCAATGTGTAATGGAGCAATTCTTTGTCCATGTTTAAAGTGTTTCTCTACACGTTCCATGTGCCATAGTAACTTATTCCCATCGAATAGAAACTTATTTTCTTTCATCTCTCCTCCCTTATTCCTGTTATTTTAGCAATATAGGCAACAGCCGTATTAACTTTTGAATGAAAAACAGATGAATACTTATAATGTTCAATCGCTCTATTTTTCCTTCCATTTATATAGTCAGCATTTACAAGATATTGTTCTTTTTTAAATTCTTCATTGTATAGTAGCTCAAGTATATATTCAGCCAATTCTTCTCTTTTACTTATTTTGCTCACTTCTCCCCCCTTGCGTTTATGATTGCTTGGGCTAACATTATTGATGCTGGTGAACCAATTTCAATACGTGCAACTTCCCACATTATCTTCTCAAGCTCC